CGGCGCCGGCGCGGCGACCACGATCTTCACGACGCAGGCAAACCGCCCGACAATTGCGGTAAGCACGGCAAGCGTGACCGCCGGAGAACACGCGGTCAGGACGTTCGCCGCAGGCGACGTTCTCTCCATCGACGTTGATCAAATCGGCTCGACCGTGGCGGGGTCAGACCTCGTCGTGGCGATCGCCTACGACGGAGTGCGCAACCCGAACTGATTCTTGTCGCTTTGACGCCGGCCCACCCCGGCGTCGGGTGATCAGATGAAATGCCCCGGAGTCCCTCGAAAGAGATAGGACTTCGGGGTGTTTCGGTTTTCGGGCACGGCGCGTCCCGCGGGCGGACGGTAGTCCTCGGGGCCGGATCAGTCCGCTGTTGATTCTGCTTCAATCCAAACCCTTGCCCCACATCTGTCCGGGGTGTCTGATTGGACTATTTTGGCGGCCTCTTGACCACAATGCGGGCAAGATATGGTCAACTCGCGGCTATGTTTCGACCCTTTGTAGGTTCTGTCTATTATCGCGTCAAGACCCTTTTTGATTCTCTGTTGATGGACATGAATGATGTGTTTCACGGGGCGGTCAGCCCGGTTTCGGCTCGTCGCTCAGGAACCTGTAGATGTCCTCGATCACCTGAGGGACCGCCTCGGCGGCCATCTTGTCCAGCTCCTCGGTCTCGGCCTCCTCTATCTCGCCCAGCGAGTTGTTGAGGGCGTTGATCGTGCGCTCTATCGTCTTGTCCTCGGTGCGGGTGTACATTCTGCCCGTGGGGCTCAGCTTGATCTCGTAGCCCGTGTTGCTCGCCTCGAGCTTGTCCACCAGAGTGTCGATTTGCCCGTCGTCCGAGATCCCCTCGAACTTGTGCTCGACCCCTGATTCCTCGATGAGGAGAACCTCGCAGTGCGCCCCGCCGCTTCGCGCCAAGAGAAGGGCTTCGATCGTCAACTGGAGTTGCGCCTTGCTGAATGCGTACGTGAACTTTCGCTTACGCTTGGCCATGCGTAGATTTTAGAACGTCCTCGCTTTGCGCACGGTTAGTCGCCTCTCCGTGCGGTTGCTACCCACGAGCCCTTCATTGCCCCAACCTTACCCATTTGTTCTCAACGGGCACGTAGGACCCGAGATGTGCCGTGCCCGCCGCGTACTCGGGGTTGAGCGTCTTCAGGCGGCCCCGCGCCGATTTCATCAGAACGCCGGGCCCGCCCGTGGCCTCGCACGTTCGCGAGGCGATCTTCTCGTACTTGGCCACCACTTCGTACATGGCGTTGCGCTGTTCGTCCGCGACATCCTGCGACGGGATGAAGTAGTAGCGCAGACCGCCGAACTTCTCCTTGACCTGGAGCAATTGGTAATTAGCGTCCATGGCCGTCAACTCAGCGTCGCAGTCGGCGACCAACCCGTACCAACCCTCGTCCACCTCTATGTAGGGCCTGTCCGGGGGAAGCTTCGACCTGAGGGCTTCGACCCTCAGTTGGAGCTCGTTCATCGCCACGTCCTCCCCGTGGCGACGATGGCGCATATCCCGATGATCACGAGGAACGCCAGCAGCCCGATGAAACGAATGGTGACCTCGTGACGGACGATGGCGCCGTACTTGGCGCTGATGACGAGCTTGCGCCTGGCCCGCCTCAAGGCGAGCCGTGACGAGAGCAGGCGGAAGGCGATGTTTTCGCGAATGCTTCCTGCCCTCATGGTCATTTACACACGTGGAGCCCGATGAGCGAGGGGTTGTCCCGCACATCGCCGATCCACCGGGGGATGTTGACCGCCTTGCGGATTTCCGCGAGGGTCTCGCCGTCGATCGTGAAGCCTTGCTCCGTGAGGTCCAACACCGTCGCGCACAGCGACGCCAGGTGCGCCCGCTCGCCCGCGTCGGTCCTCGGGGCCTCGGCTTCGTCTTTCGTTTCGTCCATCACCCGTCCTGTCTGATCGGTCAGGGACCAGTCTACTCGGCGAACTTCTTGTCGCTGATTTCCGGCCAGTTGTCGCCGCCGACCTCGGTCATGCGCAGCTGGGCCACCTTCGTGTTGGAGACCGTGTAGTTGTAGGTCTTGATCATGATGGCGCACTGGTCGTACGCTCCGCGCGAGGTGCCCCTGTACTTCGCAAAGTTGCGGAGGATCCAGTTTCGCAGCGCCGCGCGAGCGTCGCCGACCCCGTAGCCAACGCCCGAGAGCAGGCTGTTGCTGAACGCCTCGGAGCACTTGACCCCGTGCTTCCTCGCGAGCAGGTAGAGGAATATGGCCCACGCCGTGCCCGACCCCGAGAGGTGCTCGCGCATCTTGAAGGAGCGGTTGACGGCCCACTGGACCATCTCCTCGTTCTCCGTCGCGTACCGCACGACGTCCTCGGGTGTCACCAGGTCGATGCCCCTGCCGTAGGGGCTCATGCCCGCCTCGAGGACGATCACTGGCCTGATCACGGAGGCGACCGTGTTGGCGTTCTTGATCCTGCTCATGCCGAGCACGTCGTTGTAGGTCCTCGTCTTGCCCCGGTCAATCACCGAGAAGGCGTCCTCATCGAGACCCGTGGCCACCACGGTTTGGACGGGGACGCCGGCCTCCACGATGGCGTGCAGGCGGTGCTGGCCGTCGATCAGGCGGACCTCGTTGGTCTTCGGGTTCTTGGCGAGCTTGATGCTGTCGCCCGTGAGCTTCCACATGCCGCGCTTGATGTCGTTGGCGTACATGATCACCCGGCGTCGGCTCAGGTTCCGGTTGTTGACGTTCGTCTGCAACAGGACCTTTGCGTCTTCGGGGGTGATCGTCTGCACGCTGACTTCGATGTCCTCGGTGGTCGACTTGGTGTTCATTTGCTTTCTCGTTTCGTTAGTAGTTGTTGTCTAATTCGCTAATTGAGATTTGTGCTTCTCTATTGCTTGTCTGAAACACTATGGGTTGCCCGTGATGATTGCAACCCCTAAGCAAAGATTTTCTGAAAGTGGCGTCGGTCACTCAGGGATTGCGTTGTCGCCCGCCCGGGCGGCGTTGGACTCCATCTCGGCGAAAAACAGCACCACATGGGTGGCGACTCGCTGATTCTCCAGCCAGTCCCTGTCCTTGTCGAAGACGCTTCCATCCGACCGCGCCTCGAGTTCTTCGAAGATCAGCTCCGGTGGGAAGGTTTTGTCCCCGTAGACGTAGCCGACGTTCGCGGAGGCCATCTCGCCCGTGACCGACATCAGGAAGATGCCTATGCACTCGCTGAGGAATTGTTGCGCCAAGGGCTCGTCGCAGAACAGCTCGTGGTAGCTGCGGCTTGCGTTCTCGGGAGTCTCTATGAACTTGGTCCACTCTGGATCCTCGGGGTTCTTGCAAACGACCCCGTCGGCCACGAGACCAACCGTCCAGATCTCGGCGTCCCCCGTGTCCGCCTGGAAGTCGGACAGCGCCCTGTAGACGTGTTTGCCCGGAGCCGAGTTCTCGTCCCCGTACTCGCTGAGGTTGATCATCGCTTCGCAGAGAACGTACCCGTCGTGCTGGTCGAGCACGATTCCGTCTCGCTCGCCCGATCTTACTTGCTCGTGCGCCGCGCTCCCCGATTTCGCCCCGTAGCGAACCACCAGGAACGAGGGGATGTCGACCGGTCCTTTCTCGGCGAGCACGGAGAACTTCTTCATGGCCATCATGCCTTCGCAGTACCCTCGTGACTGATGGACGAGCAGCTCCTGTTCGCTGAGGTTGGATTCTTCATCAATGTCCATGGTCGAAGACTACGCATCCCCGTGGCGGTTTTCAAGCCCTATCGCTTTCCCGTGATTAACCGCGAGTTTATTAGTCTTGTTTTTGTGGGATAATTAAACCACGGAGGTGAACAAAATGGCTCACGGTTTGGAGAGGACGAAGACGGGCTGGACCCGCTTCGCCTACAACGACCGTCAGATCCCGTGGCACCGTCTCGGCACGCCCGTGAGGGGGCTCGGCACGCTCGAAGAGATGCTCGTCGCGTCGCACGCCGACTACGACGTCGTGCTGACCAAGGTCGCCGCCGTTGACGACTCGGGCGAGCTGATCAGGAACTCCGATGGCACGGCGATCATCATTCCCGACGGCAGGGCCACGATGAGGCAGAACGACGACGGGAGCTTCGACCCGCTGGCTACCGTTGGAACCAGGTACGAGGTCCGCCAGAACAAGGAGGTCCTCGAGCGGGCGTTGGCGGTCGTCAACGCTTCGGACGGCAACGCCGCGATTGACACCTGCGGAGTCCTCAAGGGCGGGTCGCGTTTCTTCGCCACGATAGACCTCGGGGTCCTGGACATCGCCTGCTCCGATGTCAACGACAAACTCGCGAGGTACCTCGTCATATCCACGGGCCACGACGGGGTCTGGCCCATCCGTTACGCCAACACCGAGGTGAGGGCCGTGTGCAACAACACCATAATCCTCGGCGAGCAGGAGGCGAGAAGGGTCTTCACGGCGAGGCACACCCGCAACGTGGACTCGATCATTCAGGACGCCCGTGAGGTCCTCGGCATATCCGTGAAATGGAAGGAGGAGGTCAGGCGCTCCGTGGAGTTCCTCGCCTCCGTGTCCAACACCTCGCGGACGATCAACGAGAAGATACTCAACATCGTCCAGCCGAAGAAAGCGGGCGAGTCGGGGAGGGAGCGGGAGTTCAGGGAGTCGGTCTGGAACCTGCTGGCGAAGGTGTACCTGTCGGACCGGAACTCGGGCGCCTTCGGCCACAACGCGTGGTCGGTCTACAACGCCGCCTGCGAGTACCTAGATCACTACCGCCACACGAGCAACGAGGAGCTCGCCATAGCGAGCATGGACGAGAGTTCCCTGACGACGAAGAAGAAGCTCTCCGTGCAGAAAGTTCTGCTAGGTTCCTGATGGAGAACGAGGACTGGCAGGATGGTCTGGGGGAGGACGAGATGCCCGAATTTTTCGAGGACTACGAGATCATGAGGGAGATCGCCGAGAGCGAGAACGACGAGATGCTCAAGGACAGACTCGACGAGATAGACGCGCACTGCGCGATGATCGCCGAGGGGCGCTTCGGCGAGGCCGTCAAGGCGATCAAGGACGCCCGTGGCGAGAGCGGAGTGATGGACCTGGTGTTCGCTATCGAGAGGAACGTCGGCTGGCACATGGAGATCGTGACCACGAGGGCCGACATAGAGGACTACGCGTTCTCCAAGCACGGCGTCTACGACCCGAAGACCTGGCTGATGGCCCGCAACACCGACGCCTGGAACGAGATGATCCTCGAGGTCACCTACGCCTGCCTGCGCAGGAGGAGGGACATCGTCGACGAGGCGTTCCGCATGCCCGTGGACGGCAGGAGGAAGACGCTCCGCAGGCTCGCCTACGAGGCGTGGAAAAGGATTGACTTGCGCCTGATGTAGACGATACCCTTCTTGCGCGAAGGAGGGATTCGAACGATGCCCGTGGACAAAGGAACTCTAGGCAGAAGGCCGCCGACGGCGGCGAGATTCGGCAGGGGAGGGGCGCACGGCGTGCCGAGCCCGCCGAAGGGCGGCGCGTGCGTCGGGCATCCGACCGAGTTGTGGTACAGCCTGAAGTACAACGACACCCGCGACGATTCGCCGAGCTCGGTGGCGATGGCGATATGCCACAAATGCCCCGTGCAACTGGAGTGCCTGATGTACGGCCTTGAGTGGGAGCAATTCGGCATCTGGGGCGGCACGACCGAGTACGCCCGCAAGTCGATCAGGTCGAAGCTCAAGATATCCGTCGCCCGCACGGGCTACGAATGACGTCGGAGACCGCCTACCGATTCCTGTCCAAGCTGGACGGGGTGAGGGCCAACGGGCCCAACCGCTGGATGGCGAGGTGCCCGTGCCGGAACGACGACAAGAACCCGTCCCTGTCCGTGAGGGACGAGAACGGCAACGTCGGCGTGTACTGCCACAGGGGCAACGGTTGCGACTTCGAGCAGATCTGCGCCTCCGTGGGCATGAAGCCGTCGGAGCTCTTCGCCGACCAGAAGACCGGGGACTTCGCCCGCGAGAAGAAGCCGAAGAAGCCCAAGAGCAAGAAGCTCGTGAAGATCTACAAGTACTACGACGAGAACGGCGAGTTCGCCTACGAGAAGCTCCGCTACGTCACCGAGGACGGCAAGAAGACGTTCCTGCAGAGGCGGCCGGACCCCAACGTCCCCGGCGACTACGTCTACTCGCTGGACGGCGTGCGCAAGGTCCTCTACAACCTGCCCGCCGTGCTGAAGGCGGTGGGCGACGGCGAGCCCGTGTACGTCGTGGAGGGCGAGAAGGACGCCGACACGCTCACCTCGCTCGGTTTCGTCGCCACGACGGGCCCGTCGGGTGCGGGGTCGGGGAAGTGGGAGCCGCAGTTCAGCGAGTGGCTCGCTGGCGGGATCGTGGAGATCGTCGCCGACAACGACGAGGCGGGCATCTCGTACGCGTCGGATGTGTTCGCGGCGCTGAGGGAGCACGGTTGCGAGGTGTCGCTCGTTCGGGCGCCCAACCACAAGGACGTCACCGACCACGTCGAGGCGGGGTTCAAGCTCAGCGACCTCGTGGACGTCGCCCCTCTCACCCGTGAGGAATTGGAGCAGGTCGTGACCCCGATGGAGGAGCTCGCCATGAAGATCGGCGAGGTCCTGACCGACAGGTCCGCGAAGGAGGCGACGAAGCTGGCGAGGGCGCAGGCGCTCCTCGGTGGCGCCTACATCAGCGAGCGCATCGACACCGGCCGTCTCGTGCAGTGGGACGCCTTCATGTCCGAGGAGGACGACGGGAGCTACGACTGGGTCATCCCCGACATACTCGAGCGCAAGGAGCGGGTAATCATCGTCGCCGCCGAGGGCGTCGGCAAGACCATGCTCGCCCGCCAGATCGCCATACTGTCCTCGTTCGGCATACACCCGTTCTCGTTCCAGCCGATGCCGCCCGTGAGGACCCTGTTCGTGGACCTGGAGAACCCCGACCGCATCATCCGTCGCATGAGCAGGCACACCTACATGAGGGCCAAGCTCAGGGTGGAGAGGGACTTCGGCCAGAAGGCCCGCCCGCTGGACGGCTCGCTCCTGCTGAAGCCGTCGGGCATAGACCTCCTCAGGGAGGACGACCGCTCCTACCTGTTCCGCCACATCGAGGCCGTGAAGCCCCAGCTGATCATGTTCGGCCCGCTCTACAAGTCGTACGTGGACCCGGGCGGTCGCAACTCCGAGTCCGTGGCCGTGGAGGTCGCCAAGTTCCTTGACTCCGTCAAGGACGCCTACGGTTGCGCCCTGTGGCTCGAGCACCATGCCCCGCTCGGCACGAACATGGCGACACGCGAGCTGAGGCCGTTCGGGTCGGCCGTTTGGTCTCGCTGGCCCGAGTTCGGCATATCGCTCACCCCCGACCCCCTGTCGGCCGACGGCTACACCTACGAGCTTCGCCACTTCCGTGGCGCGAGGGACGAGAGGCAGTGGCCGCTGAAGCTGAGGCGGGGCAAGATGTTCCCGTTCGAGATCTCCGAGGCCGCGCCCGTGAAGGCGCCGAGGGAGAATGCGTTCCGCGAAGATGAGCAGTTCTAGGTGTTGACTGCGAGCCCGCGGGCACCTAGGATGCCGGCATGACCGAAACCAAGGCGTCCCCCGTCTCGGCCAAGCCGATGAACGTGCAACCGGGCATGCTCGTCAAGCTGATGGCGCTGTCCGAGCCGTGCCTGTTCCGCAACCAGTCGCCCGTCGCGGCGATCCCGACGAGCTTGCCCCCCGAGCTCGTCGTCATGCAGGCGCTGATGATGGACGCCGCCCGCTGGCACGCCCAGCTCCAGGTCTCGTTCGACCGCATTCTGGCGAGGGAGCTCGCGGGGATGGCGTCGTCCTGATGGCGGGCTACGTCGACGAACCGTTCGACAAGAACGACCCGTGGCGCCAGGACCGCCTCTACAGGAAGGTGACCCGGGACCTCCGCTCCCAGTACGAGGACCAGGGCAACCTCGCCGTCCAGACGATCGTCCTGCTGACGAGCGTGGAGCAGCTCATGGAGAAGACGAACGCCCTGCTGGAGCAGTTGAACGCGACGATGAGCGACCTGCTGGGCAAGGGCAACCGAACCGCCGAGCCCGATACGGACGGGGGCGGGGCGGAGCAGGCTTGATCGCGACGGGGTGCGCAGGCGCGGACGCGGTGGCGGGCGACCGCAGGCTGCTTGTCGCGTCGCTGTTCATCCTGTCGAGGCGGGCGGAGGTGCCGACCTTTGCATACCAGTTGTGCGCCATGGACGCGGGGTTCGGGAGCGTGAGCGAGGCGAGGGACGCCCTTGACCGCCTGACGACGGCGGGCGTTCTCGTCAAGAGCCCGGCGAGCTTCTCGGCGATGAGGAGGTTGCCGATGTCCGCCCGTGGCGACTCGTACTGCTACCGCATCTCGAGCGAGGGCGTGCGGATACTGCGCACGGCCTACAGGGCGTTTCCTCGCTAGGCGAGGTTAGAAGCCGAGCAGGCGCCTGAGGAAGTTCTTCTTCTTCTTCGGCGTCAAGACCGGTGCCGGTGGCGGCGTGCTCGGAATGGAGACGGGCTTCGGTGCTTCCACCTTGGGCGTCGCCTTCGGAGCCGCGCTAACGGCTGGCTTCTTTGCGCTGGTTGATTTCTTGGTTGTTTTCTTTTTCTGTGCCATGGCGAACACGCTAGTCAACCCGGGGTCGCCGTAGGGGAACCCCTTCCCCGTGGGCACCCGTGGCTTATTTACCATTGGGGCATGGACGTCTTTTACGAGGGTCGGATGATGAAGCTGGCGCTCGTGCTCGGTGCCGCCGTCGAGACCAAGAGCAAGGGCGTCAAGGAGTTCGGCATAGGCGAGGACATGAACCAGGTGCTCTACGGCTGGCGCTCCGACCGGCTGGCCGCGGTGACGAGAATGACCGACGCCATGGCGCGGATGCCGCCCGACGTCAGGTTCCTCGCCGTCTCCGAGGCCGCGGCCATACTCCGGCAGGGCTGGGGCGCCGACGAGATAACGATGGTCGCCGAGGGGTACGTCTCCGACGAGCCGCTCGAGACGAAGGGGAGGGACTTCGCGAACGAGTTCGCCAGGGGCAACGCCCACATCAAGGAGGCGATCACCGTGACCCATGTCGTCGGGGAGGAGGTCTCGTTCGTCACGAAGCCCTACAGCTACGCCGTGCCGAAGGCGCTCGTGTGGGACGAGGAGAACTTCGTCCCAGGCCGCCAGCGCGTGGTCGGGCACGAGGGGATGTATCCCCTGCTCTTCGCCAAAGCTCTCGCACTCCCCGTGGGGTGGGATGCGCCCAGGGACGGTATGGGCGTTCTGTTCTACGACGCCCTGACGATAGCGATGGTGGAGCGCGGGTTCGAGACCAAGAGTTTCGTGGGGGGCTCGGACGGCGACTGATCGCAGGGGCGAGCCCGTGGCGCCCGTGGTGCGCCCCTAGTCCCACTCGGCTCGGTCGCCGACGATCGTGCCGATGTATTCCGACAGCGCCCTCTCGGCGAGCGACAGCGCACCCCGAAGGGCGAGCCACGACAGCAAGCCGACGCCGAAGTAGGTGAGCCACGACAGCGAGCCGACCACGGACATCACGGCGCCGACGACGACCCACAGCGAGTGGGCGACGAACATCACGCCCGTGGCACCCGTGAGGGTCAGCGACCTCGCTCGTGCCCTCATCGGCAGTCCTGCCTCGGCTCGGGCGCCGGCGCACCGACCAAGACCAAGCGACAGCCCTCACGCTCGGGCATAGCCACCAACTCGCCCACCGACAGCGAGCCGAAGGCACGGTATGCCTCGTCGGTCGCAAGCCGTATGTCGCCGTCGCACCTCGCCTCGGCGATCGCCCAGAGCGTGTCGCCCTCCTCGGCGACGACGGGCGTGGCGTCGCACACGAACGACGGGCTCGCACCGAGCAGGTCGTGCGCCCCCCACGCCACGACGGCGAGTGCGCCCACGACGAGCGCACGGCGCAACGACACGCCGAACGGCACGACCGTCGTGCGTTCCCTCCCTGACGCTGATGACTGCCTCATATCTGTCTCCCCTTCTCGGGGCGTTCGCCCCACACCCTCACGATAGGGCGTTCGCCGTCGGAAGTCAAGCACCCTCGCCCGTGCCACCCGTGGCTCGGTCGGGCTAGGGGCGTTCGTGTCTCAGGCTCGTCGCAGGCGACCACAGGGGGGCGACCACAGGGGGGCGACCACAAGGGGGGGGGCGTAAAAGCGTCGGGCGACGGGCACGGGGGGCGCACCACGCACCGACCAGACGACGCACGGCGAGCGCACACCCCAGGCAGGGCGAGCGAGCCGACACGACGGGCGAGGGTGGGCGACACGGGCGACCCCGTGCCACCCGTGAGCCCTCGGCACGGCACGGCAGGCGCAGGCGCACCGTTCGGGGGGGGGTGCGAGGGTGCTTGACTTGTCTCACAAATGTCGCTAGTGTTGCGTTCGTGGGGAGAACCCCACCAGAGAAGGGAGAAGGGGGTGAAGATGAACACGAACCGACCGATAACCGTGATGAAGGGAACGCCTCGCACGGTGATAACCAACGGCGACACCGTTGAGATATGGATAAGCAGTCCGACGGGGGACAGTAGCGACACTCACATAGTCGTTATCCCCTGCCAGACCGAGGCGCAGGCGAAGTTGATAGCAACGACTTGGCTGAGCGTCTGGGAACTTGACGGGCGACACCTGATGACCGTCTAGCACGGCACGACGAGCCTCGCCACCGAGCGCACCTAGCGCAGAGTGGCGAGGCTCAGTCGTATCCGACGACGAACACGACGGGCGCACCCGTGTCGCCCGTGAGGGTCGCAGGGCGACGAGAGGCACGGCACGACGGCAGACGGCGACGCACGACCAACAAGACGGGCGCACACGCACGACACGGCAGGGCGACGCAGAGAGGCGCACACGCAGGGAGAGCGAGCGCACCGACACGGCGACGCACGACACGACGGGCGCACGGCGCACCGACGGGCGAGACACACGAGCGCACCGACGGGCGAGACACACGAGCGCACCGACGGCGCACCGACACGGCGAGCGCACCGACGGCGCACCGACACGGCGAGCGCACCGACACGGCGAGCGCACCAACACGGCGGGCGAACGGACACGGCGAGCGAACGGACACACGCACGACGCACCGACGCAACGACGGACACACGGCGACCCCGTGCCACCCGTGAGGCTCACGCACGGCGCACGACGGGCGACACCGACCGACGCACGACGACGCACACGCACACGGCGAACCGACACACGGCACACACACGAACGGCACGAACGGCACGAACGGCGACGCACCGACGAACGGCGACGCACCGACGAACGGCGACGCACCGACGAACGGCGAGCGCAGGGCGTGGCGACACGACGGCGAGCGCACTCACGGCGACGCACGACGCACGGCAGGCGCACCGACACGGCGACGCACGACGACACACGCAGGCGCACGGCGATACGACACGCACCGACACGGCGACGCACACGCACGACGGGCGACGCACACGCACGACGGGCGACCCCGTGCCACCCGTGAGGCTCACGCACGGCGCACGACGACCGACGAGCGCACGGCGCACGACGAGCGCACGGCACGACGCACGGCGAGCGCAGGGCGCACGACGAGCGCACGGCACGACGCACGACGGCGCACTACGCACGACGGCGCACGACGAACGCACTCACGGCGACACGCTCACGCACCGACACGCTCACGGCGACACGCTCACGGCAACGGATACGGCAACGCACCGACACGCACGACGGGCGAACGGCACGACGGGCGAACGGCACGACGGGCGACACGCACGACGGCGCACCGTGAACCCCACGCACGACGGGCGACACGCACGACGACGAGACACGCACGGCGCACGAACCGACACGGCGAGAGGCACGGCGACACGGCAACGGCGACGCACGGCACGACGCACGGCGAGCCGATACACGCACGACACACGCACGGCAACGGCGCACCGACGCAGGGCGCACCGACGAGCGCACGGCGACGCACTGACGAGCGCACGGCGACGCACCGACACCGACACGCACCGACACCGACACGCACCGACACACGCACGGCGCACCCACGCATACGCACCACGCACGGCGCACCCACGCACCGACGCATACGCACGGCGCACGGCGACGCAGGGCGATACGCACCGACGCACCCACACGCTCACCGACACGCACGGCACACGCACGGCGCACCGACACGCCTACGCACGGCAGGCGCACCCATAGGCGACCCGTGATGCTCACACGCCGACGCTCACGCCGACGCTCACCGACACACGGCGACGGCGAACGACACACGGCGACACGCAGGGCGACGCTCACCGACGCACGGCGAACGACGCACGGCGAACGACGCACGGCGAACGGCGACGGCGAACGACGACGGCGAACGACGCACGGCGACACGCTCACCGACACGCACCGACGCACGGCGAGACACGGCAACGCACGGCGACACACTCACAGGGCGACACACGGCGACACGCTCACCGATACGCACGGCACACGCACACGGCGACGAGCGCACACGGCGACGAGCGCACCCATAGGCGACGCTCACGCACAGGGCGAGCGCACACGGCGAGACACAGGGCGAGCGCACACGGCGAGACACAGGGCGAGCGCACACGGCGAGACACAGGGCGAGACACGCACACGGCGAGACACAGGGCGAGACACGCACACGGCGAGACACGGGGCGAGACACGCACACGGCGAGACACGCACACGGCAACGCACGGCGAGACACGGCGACACGCAGGGCGACACGCACACGGCAACGCAGGGCGACACGCACACGGCGACGCTCACGGCGACGCTCACGGCAACGCACGGCGACGCACGGCGAGACACGCACGGCGCACGGCGACGCTCACCGACGCACGGCGTATCGTGGCGCACACGCACCACTAGCGCACTCGCTCAACGGCGAGCGATATCGTCAGCCCACTCAACGCAGGCGACGACGACGACGCACCACACGCCGACGGCGAGAGACGCACGGCGCACGGCGAGACACGGCGACACACGCACACGGCGCACGGCGAGAGACGCAACGCCTACGCAACGGCGAACGGCGAGAGACGCACGGCGAGAGACGCACACGGCGAGAGACGCACGGCGAGAGACGCACACGGCGAGAGACGCACACGGCGACACACGCACACGGCGAGAGACGCAACGCCTACGCAACGGCGAACGGCGAGCGCAACGCACGACGCACCTTGCTCACCACTTGCGCCACGAGCGACCCCAGCGTGGCGAGGTGCTACGCAGGTAGCGAGCGACACGCAACGCACCGACACGCTCACACAGTTCGGGCAGAACGAGGTGAACCGTCAAGTCAATAACACGAACGAAACGGCACGGCGAACCGAAACGGAAACGGGAAACGGGCAGACGCTCAGCGAGGCGAGCGAGGCGAAGGGTCTCACGAAGGTTGAGGCTCTCGGTGAGTAGGACTATTTTCATACACCACACACTAGCGACATAACTAGGACAAGTCAAGTATCGTTTCGGGCGCACCACAGGGGGGCGAACGAGTGTTCGGCAAGCACAGCGCACGGCAGGCGCAGGCACAGGCGCACCACACGGCAGGCGCACGGCAGGCGCAGGCGCACGGCAGGCGCAGGCACAGGCGCACCACACGGCAGGCGCACGGCAGGCGCAGGCGCACGGCAGGCATAGGCGCAGGCGCACGGCAGGCATAGGCGCACCACACGGCGACACGGTAGGCGCACCGACACGGCGCACCGACACGACAGGGCGCACGACAGGGCGACAGCACGACACGGCACGACAGGGCGCACGACACGACACACGACACGACAGGCGACAGCACCACACGACACGACAGCACGACAGGGCGACACACGACAGCACCACACGACAGGGCGCACGACACGACACACGGCACGACAGGCGACAGCACGACACGACAGGCGACAGCACGACAGGGCGACACGACACACGACAGGCGACAGGCAGGGCGACACACAGACACGACAGCACGACACGCAGGCACGACAGCACCACACGACACGACAGCACGACACACACGCAGGGCAGGGCAGGCAGGCAGGCAGGGCGACACACAGGCAGGGCAGGCAGGCAGGGCGACACACAGGCAGGGCAGGCAGGGCAGGGCGACACGCACAGCACACGCCACACACGCCACACGCAGGCAGGGGGCAGGGGGCAGGCACGCACGGCACAGCACACACGGCACACAGACACAGACAGACACACGCAACGCAGACACGCAACGCACACACACAGCACACACGCAGGCACACACACAGCACACACGCAGGCACACGCAACGCAGACGGCACACACGCAACGCAGACACGCAACGCACACACGCAACGCAGACACACAGGCACACGCAACGCACACGACACGCTCACGGCGACACGCACGACACGCACGACACGCAGGCGACACGCAGGCGACACGACACGACACGCAGGCGACACACACGACACACACACACGACACACACACACGACACGCAGGCGACACGACACGCAGGCGACACACGACACGCACGACACGCAGGCGACACAGGGGGGTGCGCCAAACTTTTCGCCCGACCCCTCTCGGGGTGCGCAGGCCCGTGGCGGTGCGCGCGGCCCGGGTCGGTTCTGATTTATCCGACGGCCGGCTAGGATCTGTCGGGAGCCGGGGTGGCGGAATCGGCAGACGCACCAGCCTTAGGAGCTGGCGCCCGCGAGGGCGTGAGGGTTCGAGTCCCTCCCTTGGCACTCCCGGCCTTTGGGCTGTAGGATCGTCGGCGATGGACGGACTGCGGGATTCGGGGGCTGGGTCGCAGCTCGTCTTCCGCGCGGTTCCCGGTTCGCCCGCGGTGGCGGAGCTGTTCGTCGGGCTCTCGCTGGACCCGGAGTCGGGCGAGTCGATCGTCCTGACGGCGACGGGGACCGGGTTGAGGACCGAGTTCTACGGAGCCGACGGGCAGGTGTTCGCCGAGACGTTCAGCTCGTACGACCGGCTGGTGCTCGACGCCCTCGGTAATACCTAGGGGTCGTCGCCCTCGGTTCGGATCTATCCGAGGACGCCCGCGAAAAAAAAACGCTTTGGGGGTTCCGGCGGGGACCCGGCGTGCTCAGCCCCTCCGGGGTCGCCCGGATCTACCCGAGTGGCGGTGGCGGCGTCCGTCGCACGCTCCACCAAGGAATGTGGAAAGGCGCCGCGCCGTCCGTGAAATTTGGTCGTGCTCCCTGACCGTCATCACCCGCCAGCCCGCCCTGCGGAGCCTGCGCTCGTTCCTGCCGTCCCTGCGGCGGTTGGCCTCTATCTTGCGCAGCCACCACGCCCTGTTCCGCTTTGGGGCCCTGAAGCACCTCGGGCACCCGTGCCAGAAGCACCCGTGGACGAATATGACGGCCCGCTCCTCGGGCAGCACGAAGTCGGGCGTGCCCGGCATCCCCCTCAGGTTCGACCTGTAGCGGATCCCCGAGGCCCTCAGGAGCGACGCGACGGCCCGCTCGGGCCGGGTGCCCCTCGTCCTCACGAGGCGCATCCTGGCGCTCGTCGCGGGGTCGGTCGGGGGGCTAGTCAGACGGCGCCTCGACCCAGGCGTCCGCCGTCTCGTTGGGGATGAACAGCCTGAGCTGGTCGCCGATCCTCCTCAGCGTCCACGACCACCGGCAGCACGGCTTCTCGTTGTCGCCCGGCTCGGGCGTGTGCAGCCTGAGGCCGAACTTCGCGGTGGCGTTGGGCAGGGCCGAGTAGATGAGCATGGTGCAGTCGTGGCACAGCGCGACGTAGCCGTCCACGTAGTCCTCGCCCGAGGCGAACTGGCCGCACAGGTCGTTGAACTCGTCGTAGCCGCCCGAGAAGTCGAGGCAGATCCCGTTGACCACCTGCTTGTACGACGACTCGTCCCTGCGGGCGTCCTCGTTGAAGAGCCTGATGGGCTTGCCGCACTCGTCGCAGCGCTGGCCGAAGACGTTGACGGGCGGGAGGAGCCCGCTGTCCGCCATGCCCGCCGGGGTGCCCGTTTCGTCATTTGCCACGCCCCAAACCTAGGGCCGTTCCCCGGGACGCGCAAGACCTAAGGGGTTGGCATTCCCGGGGATTCCGGGTAGGGTGTATTCAAATAGTTATCACGAAAGGAATGAATAGTGACTAGGAAAAAAGAAAAGACCGAATATGAAAAGATTCTCGCCTCTGGCGTGAGCAAGCGCGGGCGCAGGCCGCTCCCGCCGGACGAGAAGGCCGAGCGGCTCGCCGAGCAGAGGATGAAGAACCGCATGAGGGCCGAGGCGCGCAGACGCTCGCTGATAGTCCTCGCGCACAGGCACGCGGCGGAGTTCTCGAAGCTGTACAAGAGCGAGTACAAGGCCCTCGAGGCCGCCCGGTAGCCGTCAGGCGTCGGTGAGGATCACGCCGTCCTTCGTCTTGCGCGGGGGAGGCATCGTCTCCCTCATGAGCACCCTCTTCACCCAGCGGTCAGTCCCGTCGTAGCGGGCCTTGAAGGAGTTGCGGCCGTGGACCGTCGTCCTGTTGTTGATCACGAGTATGTCCCCCGCGTCGAGGACGATCTTGCGCGTGCGCTTCTTGATGGCGCTCCCCAGCTTGCCGAACGCCTTCGCGGCGTGGTCGGTGAGGGGCCTCATCAGGTCGGCGTCGTAGGTCAGCACCCAGTCCCCCGAGCCGACCAGCGGGCGCACGATGTACTCCCTGTCGGGCTCGCCCTTGGTCCTGAAGCTCTTGTCGACCGTCGTCATGAAGTCGGGCTGCCTGAGCTCCCATATGGAGCTCTCGTCCAGCTCGTAAAGGATGTCGTCGAGCGTGGCGAAGGTGGTCGCCGCCCTCTTGTCGCCCCTCACGCAGGCGAGCAGGATCCAGTCGGGCTTGTACGGGTGGAACGCGGCCTCGGTGTGCATCTGGAGGACCACGGACGACGACGACGAGATCTGGGACTTCGCCTCCTTGCGGTCGGGGAAGATGTTCTGCACCATGGCGCCGTTGCGCTCCCTGTCGTAGCCGACGGGCGTGCCGTACTTCTTGGCGTAGGAGAGCAGGAAATCGTCGAGCTCGGGCAGGAAGTCGCCCTCCTTGTACCGCTTACCCCTCTCGTTGGGCGTCCTGACGCCGGCGATCAGATCGAGGGGCACGGCGTTGCGGATGTGCACCACCTGGGGCGGAAACTTCCGTATCAACTGGTTGTATGTCAAGCCATTCCTCCGTGCTCGCCGACAACACTAACAACAGGCGCGGCGGCGCCCGGGAACCCGCGCCCCGCCCCGCGACGTCGGCGCGCTAGTTTCTTGCCATGGCATGGTCTGACGTCGACTACAGGAGGGCCTTCGCGGACGGGCATTCCCGCAACGAGTACGTGGCGAGCGTGATCCGCGGCAGGGGCCTCTGGGCCTACTGCCCCCCGCTCCGCTTCGCGCAGACGAAGAGCGAGATCTCCGATTTCACGCACGGGGAGAAGGACGTCGTGACGAGGGCGGGGACAGTAGAGGTCAAGGGCCAGGGCAAGCACTTCACGGACGACCCCTTGTCGTTCCCGTACGCGACGATGATCGTGGACACGGTGGGCAGCTGGGAGGGCAAGACCGAGAAGCCGATCGCCTACGTGCTGGTGTGCATGGCGAACAGCAAGTGCCTGGTCATACCCGGCTCGACGAGGTCGCAGTGGGAGCCCCGCCGCCTGTTCGACCACAAGAAGGAGATCTACGACGATTTCTACGTGGCGCCGAGGTCGTGCCTCAGGAGCATGGACGACTTCCTGGCTTTTCTCGAGCGCAAGGAGAGGGAATGGGACGCCCTAGCGGGTCAGCACAAGGGCCGGTAGCTCAGTGGTTAGAGCAGGGCACTCATAATGCCTCGGTCGGGGGTTCGATCCCCTCTCGGCCCACGCAGAACATCGAGACTCCGTGAACTGGTCGACGTGAGATAATCGTCCTATGCCAGAGAGTAAGGCGCTGACCCGGGAGTTTCTCAGCGAGAGGGACAGCAAGATAATGAAGCTGAGGCAGGCGGGCCTCGCGCTGTCCGAGATCGGCAAGCGGTTCAACATGACGCCTCGCGGGGTGGCGACCCGAATTCGCAAGGTGCTGGAGGACATGAACTCGGAGGCGCTGATGGCCTACCCCGAGCTGCTCCGCATGGAGCTGGAGCGCCTTGACGCCCTCCAGTCGGCCATATGGCCCATGACCCAGCATCGCAAGGTGACCGCTGACGACGGCCAGGAGATCCAGCTCGAGCCCGACGTCAAGGCGATACAGCAGGTGCTCGGCATCATGGACCGCAGGGCGCGGCTCCTCGGCATGGAGAAAACCAACATCGCGATTCAGATGGAGACGAACTCGACGGTCAACGTGCGGGCGACCCTCGCCGGTGCGGAGCCCGTCGCCGAGTTTAGGGTCGGGACGGCCGAGGCCGAGGCGAAGCAGCTTCTCGAGCTGATGGGTAGGAGCGGGGCGTTGCCGCTGTCGACGGTGAACGAGATTCTCGGGCAGTCCGATGTGATTGAGGCGGAGGTCGTCGGGAAGGATGAGGCCGAGAGCCTAGAATTCAACCCATGACATCGGACGCCCACGACAACCTCGGCGCGGCGATGGATGCCGTCATGAGGAGCGAGCCGCTCACGCGGAGAACCAACACGAACAGCAAGCCGGGGGCCCCGGCCACGAAGCAGTTCCTGATGAGGATGACTCAGGACGAGCACGAATCGTGGAGGGTGTTTGCGGAGTCGCTCGGTGTCTCCATGGCCGAGATGGTGAGGGACGCCGTGCGCGACGCCATTTCGAAGCAGAAAGAAAATTATCAGTCCTGCGACAGGACGGATTGCTCAATCGTCACCTACTCGTGGGGCGTCACCACCTGCCAGACCTGCCAGAAGACCTGGAGATAGACGCGCCGCTAGCCGACGCTTTTTTGCGAGAAGTACTCCTCGATGTTGATGTTCGCCCGGCTGGCCGCTCTTTCCAGGACCTGCCTCCACCGCTCGTCCAAGCGGTCCGCGTAGTCGGACAGCTCCAAGACCATCTTCTTCGCGAGCCCCTTCTCGCAGAATTGGGCGAACGTGTCGGCGAACTTGTCGCTGTCCGTGGCGCAGTGGATGTCGTTCAACAGGAACGGGTGGTGGAACCTGGCGAAGGCGGCGTCCTTCATCGGCATGATCGTGCAGTAGGGGGAAGTCGAGGCCGAGGCGAACGCCGTCTGCTCGTCGTTCTTCTCCTCGCGTTTTTGCTTCTTTTTGCTCGGACCGGCCATCACAAGATACTACAACGCCCGGGCTAGAAGGTGGTGATAGCCCCGTTTGTGGCCTCCGAAAGCCAGCTCCTGGCCTTAATTTCGCACGAAGAACCCTTGGTTTCGTGGACCATCTCGGTTCCGTCGGGCAGCGTCAGGGTGAGTCTCCTGACCTGGTCCTTGTACCTGACTCCGTTCTGACGGATGTCGCCCTTCTCAATTCTGCAGACGTAGCCGCTGGCCTCAATCTTGGTCGCGAACGAGGAGAGCTCAATCTCGAGATTCACTCGGTGGTGTTTCCCATGTTCACCAAGGTAGCGCGCCGAGGGCCGCCCCGTAAAAATTCTTGGGTCTCACGAAAAGGCGACTATGTCTGACGCCGTGGTGCCGGTCAGTTTGACTTTTTTTATGCGTATCGGGAGCCAGGTGCTTGCCGCAACGCCCGTCAGGGTGACTTCGGCGCCACCCTGCATGACGATGACGAGGTTCCCGCCCGTGCCTACGTAGATTGCGCGGGAGACGTTGGTCAGCTCGTTGGTGTTGTGGGGGGTGACTGCTTCGGCGCGGGTGAGCGACGAGACCCTGGAAAGATGTTGAAAGCTATCTACTGCTGGCATTGGTTTTTGCTATTCCTAATTCTGGCAATTGGATGCCAGCCACATTATCCCACAAACTGCATTAGCCCCGCGGGGATCCTCGCCGGTCGGCGACGCGCATGTAAAATTTGACCATGTCGGATATTTTCAAAGACCCGAACCTCAGTTGGGGGCCGACTTATCGCCGCCGTGAAGACGAGGGCGGGCCGCACCTTCGCGCCGACAGGGAGCCGTGCATCGTCTGCGGGCATCCGACGGGCGACTGCGGGGGTGTTTCGGATGCCCTGCCGTCGATCGCATTTGCGGATGAGAGAAACGCGCTCGATTCACTGAAGCCATCGGTGAAAATTCTTGTTGAGCAGGATGTGTTCGAGGAGAGGCAGATAACTCCGTTTACTAAAATCACCGTGCGACTCGCCAAGAAGGGTTCGTATGTGACTTTTGAGAAGGCAAAAAAACTGGGCATTATCCGAGATTGACGGCAGCACCTACGTCGCTCGATGTAATATCTTCTATTCCACTAACGGGGGTTTCAATGTCATTGTCAAAAGAGTTCTTGTCTGCATACGCTTCGAAAAAGGCGCCGTGGGGTTTCGGTGGTTTGGGCGAGATCGTCTATCTCCGCACCTACAGCAGGAGGCTCGCCGACGACTCGCGGAACGAGACATGGGTTGAGACCTGCGCTCGCACCGTCAACGGCGCGCTCGAGATAGGCGCGCAGCTAAGCGACGCCGAGGCCGAGAAACTATTCGATCACATGTTCAACCTCCGCTGTCTGCCAGCAGGCCGGGCCCTGTGGCAGCTCGGGACGCCCCTTGTAAAGGAGTTCAGTGGCACATCGCTGAACAACTGCTACTTCACGAACATCGAAACCGTCGAGGACTTTGAGCTGCTGTTCGACTACCTCATGCTCGGCGGCGGGGTTGGATTTTCCGTCGAGCGGTCCAAGATTCACGACCTCCCGAAGGTGAAACCTGGGGTGACGATCACCCACGAGCGCACGAACGACGCAGACATAATTGTCCCCGACAGCAGGAGCGGTTGGCGCCGCCTGCTCCACAGTTCGCTGAAATCGTTTTTCGAAACGGGCAAATCCTTCACCTACTCAACGATTCTCATTCGCCAGTTCGGCGCGCCGCTGAAGACCTTCGGCGGCACCGCGTCGGGTCCGCAGGCCCTGATAGAGGGCGTGGAGGACATATGCAAGGTGATGCAGAATCGGGAGGGCAAGAAGCTGAGGTCAATCGACGTTCTCGACATCTGCAACATAATTGGCCGGATCGTGGTGTCCGGTTCCTCGCGGCGTTCGGCCCAAATCGCCATCGGGGACCCCGACGACGTGCTGTTCCTCAGGGCGAAGAACTGGTCGTCGGGATCCATCCCAGCGTGGAGGGCGAACTCGAACAACAGCATTTATGCCGACTCCTTTGACGAGATCCTCCCCGAGCTGTGGAAGGGTTACGACGGCTCGGGGGAGCCGTACGGTCTCGTGAACAGGAAACTTGCGAGGACTTTCGGTCGCCTCGGCGAAAAGAAATCGGACCCCACGATCGAGGGTTTCAACCCCTGCGCCGAGATCGGTCTTGCCGACGGCGAATCCTGCAACCTCGCCACGATATTCCTACCGAACATCGAGTCTCTCGGCCAGTTCAAGGAGATCTCGGAACTGCTCTACAGGGTCCAGAAGCAGGTGACGAGAATGTCCTACCCCTACCAGAAGACGGCGGACGTGGTGAAGAAAAACGCCCGGCTCGGTCAGAACGTCACGGGGATCCTGCAGGCCACGGACGAGCAAATCTCCTGGCTCTCGCCCGCCTACGAGCACCTCAGGGACTACGACGAGAAGTTTTCCAAGGGCAACGGCCTGCCCGTCTCGGTCAGGCTGACCACGGTGCAACCCTCGGGCACCCTATCGCTGCTTCCCGGCGTGACGCCCGGCGTCCACCCCGCCTACGCCCGTTACTACATCCGAAGGGTGAGATTCGGCGCCGCCGACCCACTCGTCGACCTCTGTCGCAAGCGCGGATACAGGGTGCAATGGGACATCGGAATCGACGGCAGAGAGGACCACCATCGCTATGTCGTGGATTTCCCCTGCAAGTCGCCCGAGAACGCCGTTTTGGCGTCGGAAATGACTGCGATCCAGCAGCTTGAATGGGTAAAGAGAATGCAGAAGATATGGGCCGACAACGCCGTCTCGGTCACCGTTTACTACAAAAAGGAAGAGCTGGACGGGATAAAGGACTGGCTGGCCAAGAACTACGACCAGGGCGTCAAGTCCGTGTCGTTCCTGCTCCACAGCGACCACAACTTCCCGTTGCCGCCCTACGAGGAGATCGACGCGGAGCAGTACGAGAAGCTGTGCGACAAACTGGATTTCTCCGTGGTCATGCAGAATGCGGGTACCGGCGATCTCGCCCTTGAAGATTGCTCAACCGGGGCCTGTCCGGTCAAATAAATCTCCTAAAAATTTCAATTTGGCTTAAAATAGCCTTCATATGACCGCTATGATCGTCTTTAAGCATCGTCAGCACCGCATCCTTGGCTATACTTGATCATATGACTTATCAAAGGATGAGCATCTAGAAGCGACTGAGTCTGGCTCTTTGGAAGCCACGTCGTCGCCGTCCCATTCCCTAACCGAGGAGAAATTGGTTGAATCGTCTAACAAAGGTTTTTGCCTCCATAACCGTCATCCTGATGAGCGTCTTCGTGGGCATAGCAACCATGTCTTCGGCGGCACCTCTTTCGTTCCCGGGCGAGTTGCATGGGCTCGCGAGGGCGATGCCCGAATTCTCCGAGAGGCCCGAAAAAGACCGGTTTGAGGCCATGCGACCGGGACCGGGACCTCGAGACGAGAATACTGACCGCATCAAATTCGAGGACATTACTTTCTCGCACGGCGACGTCTCTTGGCTACCCAGCCTGGCGGAGAGGGCGGGCTGGCCCGCGGGGACCCACGAACGACTGGCCGAGATAGTCCTGAGGGAATCCGGTGGATGCCCGAACCGCAAGGGCGGCGACGTCGTCGACAAGAGCTGCGTCATCACGGGCGTGTCCGAATGGAACCACAGGTCCGACACGGGCCTGCTCCAGATCAACGGCGTCAATTACAACACCAAGAGGAATAAATGGGCACGGGTCTGCCTTGATCTCGGGATATGCGAACAAGAGCCATTGTTGGATCCCTTGACAAACCTCAAAGCGGGATATCTGCTCTACCAGTACTCGGGCTGGGGGCCATGGGACCCGTGCACCTGGGGCCCTGAATTCGCCCACCGCTGCAAAAAGAAGGACTAGGGGTTCTCGCAAAGCCTTGCGATGTCGGTAGCCGACAGGAACACCGTGGCACCCGATACGAGCATGTTCTCGTCTTGCTCCACGAAGACGCTCACGTCGTCGGGATGTATGCCCAGCATGTCGGCGATTCTTGACTTAATCCTCTCGATGTTGCGTTCCGACGACGAAAACAACACTTCTATGGGGTCGGGGGTCAGCTCCATCTCGGTGATCGTCTCGTACCCGACCCCCATCCTGACGAGGTTCCGGGTCTGCTGTCCGAAATCCTCGGCCATCACGCACTTGGCGCAGGCGACCACGGCGGTTCTCGCCGGCCTTTTTCTCTCCTCTATGTGGCCGCATTCGAGGGCATGGAGGTAGACGACGGAACCCCACTTGCCAGTGCGGGTGATCTCGAGGACCTTTCGCTGGGGGGCCTTTTTCTTGTTGACTTTCATCCGAGAACTTCCCCCTGCCCGGGTCCCCGATTTAGTGGGTCTTTGCTGGGGAAAAAATCGCCTTGACCGTGGCGAGGCCGAACAGGAACGCCGCCGATCCAACATAGGAGCCGAACCATGAAACGTTTATCTCGGCGCCAGTCTCGGCCCGGATGACCCAGGCGATGACCTGAAGGCAGATCGCAAGGGAGCCAGAAGAGACGCCTAGACCCGACACGAACTTGATCACGCCGAGACCTCCTGGTTTTTGACGATTTGATGCACCCGTTGCCTTGATATATTCCATTCCATCGCAATCGATTGTAGGCTTCGCCCGCCCCTCCTCGCAACCGCAATCTCGGCATCGCGGGCGGGATTCCCCCTTGGGCCTGGCTTTCTGGCGTCCCAGGTCCACCACGGGATTCTCTCCAAATCTGACCTTCGGGCCGGCGAGAGCCTGCCCGTCCTTCCCCTCAACCGTATGTAACCGACCCAGTTCCCAAGTTTTAGCGGCGACCCGTCGACCTGCGTCCCAAAGTCGGCGGGCACGGCCGTGTGCCCGTTGAGTTGAGCATATTCTTTGAGAGCTAATAAGTATTTCTTCCATTTGATTTCCGACTTGTTCATAATTCGAAGATTAGTTGACGTCTAGCCCTCGGATTGCAACTCCGCTTTCTGGCTGTTCGCCCACGCCGCAAAAAACTCGTCCGTCGTGGGGATAATCCACACTTGGCATGTCGCGTAGTCCTTGGCGTCGCCGACAAGCGTCCACGCGATCTCCATTGTTCCGTCTATTGGGGCCACCCCCACGTTGCAGTCAAAGCCGTATTCCATCACGAAACGCTCGACCGCGCATTCGTCGTTCATCCGGCAGGCGGGGGATTCCTCGACCCGGTGGGGGCAGTGGAAATCCACTATCTGCAAGGTGGACTTGTCGATCACGACGCGGAAGGAATGGCCGTCCTCGTGCCATTTCATCACTTGTTCAACCATTGAATCTCCAGATAAATTTGAAAAAGGAGGGTCTTTTTTGAGCGGTGCGAGCCACTCCAAGTCTAGTTTGGGGAAGAAAACCGCAGGGTAGGCAGGATTGTTGTAAAATTGACTCAGTTCCGTCTCTGCCACGGTTTGCCTCGTGGCTCGGGCACGTCGCCCGCCGAGGTTTTATCTGACCCAAATGCCCCTTCGGCGACCACCCTGCAGTTCGGTCCCCTCGTCGTCTATGTACCTGTAGCCGTTTGGTCGCGGGTCGGGCTCGTCGTCCCACCAGGGGATCACGGACGTGTTGCCGTGGGCAAAGTCGGGGTTTCCCCGTAGGTGTATCTCGATCAACTTACCCCCGATGAACTCGCAGTTCAGTATTGCGT